GAGGGGTAGAGGTTGCATCTGCCATGAGCGGTTGAGCTGTGCTTGATTTGTGTATATTTGCCAGCGCCGCGCCGGTGATCAGCAAAGCCGTTGTCACCGCTGCAACGATGGATAGCGTTCTGGTAATCGGACGGACCCTGTACTTCATGGCAACCTCACCATCTGATGAATAAAAATGAAGGGTACAAAGACAGATAAACCCGGGCGGCACAGCCGGGCTCTGTTTTTATTGTACAACCCGTCAGCGGTGCGGTTACTTTGCAATCAGTTTTCAGAACCGGAAAGAAAGCAGAGGTCAGAGGTCAGGGTGCAGGGATCAGAGATTGGCAGCAGAAGGGATGCCGCAGGACCAAATGCAAATGGCGGGATGGATTCACCACCCCGCCTGCAGTTTGCCTGTCGAATGTTTATATGGGCTTCCTCAGGCATCCAGCCAGCCCAGCAGACCGCACCGGCCGGTGAGCAGGTTGGTGCCCATAAAGGTGACGCCTGCACCGCCAAACTCCAGAATGGTCAGGCTGTGATACCCCTCCCCCGGAAAACCCGCATAACCGGCGCTCAACGGGGTGAAGGCCGAGCTTTGCGCCATGCCCTGCTGCGTGGCTGCATTTGCCTGGGTTGAATCCAACCCGATGCCCAGCGAAAATACCGCACCGCCGGTGGTTTTGCCCGCGCCGATCACCTGGGCTGTCACCGGCGTTTCCGCGGTTCCCAGCACAAATTCAACCCGGTTGGCGCTGTCGCCGTTGAGCGCGCGGTATGCCGCCACGGTCGAAGCCCATGACGCCAGCGTTTCACCGCGCGCCAGGGTGCGTTTCTCACGGTTGTATTGATTCCACAGCAACCTTTTTCCAACGGCGTCATCGCACTGGCCCGGCCCGCTGGTGCGCAGTGTGCCCAGGTAGCGATACTCCGGCGCGGCTGCCGCGGTGAGCACACCGTCCACGCTGTCCAGGCTGGCGGCGCGGGTCACATCAGAGCTCCACATCTCCAGTTCCAGCGCCAGGGTTGATCCGTTTTCATTCAGAAAGACATCGAAGTTCTTCTCTCCCGGCAGACCGCCCAGCGATACCGCAAGCTGCTCAAAGCGGTGCAGACGCCAGCCGCACCCGGTATACAGCGCAGCCAGGTTGCCGTGCCGCGGAGTGAAATACAGCGTACCAGCCGCGGTGATGTCCAGCGTGGAAACCGGCTCACTGGCTGAAAGACTCAGGCGGCCGTCGCAACGCAGCGCCTGCTGCACCCCGCCAGCCTCCAGCCAGCGCTCACCTTCATCGCCGCGGATGGAGCCGCGTTGAATTTTATCGCCGTCCCAGAAAAATCGTCCGATGCGCCGACGGCCGGCGGCTTCCTGCGGCGAGGTGTTGATATCCAGCGAGAAATCGGTGCGGCCAGTGCTGCGCACCGCAAAGACATAATAAAGCATTGCCGGGCCTTCCGGCGTGCTGCCCACGGGCAAATCCACCGGCGCAGTCGCCGCCAGCGGCGCGCCGTCAATCACCAGGCAGGCAGGTTGATCCGCGCTGGCGGGCACGCGCACGCGGTTGACCTCCATATATTCCAGGCGCAGCGGCGACGCAAACCGCGCCAGCAGAGCGCCCAGCGTGGCGGCGCTGTCAGCCGGGTGACCCAGGCGCAGTGCGTCGGCGCGCAGTTGATTGTAGTGCAGGGCGGCTGTTGGCTGGCCGCTGGATACATCTGATGAGGTTGGGTATGGCATGAGAGTCTGTCTCCTTTCCTTTAATAACTCAACGCCAGTAGCCTTCGCCCCAACCCAGCCAGCCGTCCCACAGGGATGCGTCATACCGCACCGGATCGGCGGGTGGAAAGTAAGCCCCGGCATTGTTGAACTGGCATGAGACCAGGGTGCAGCCGCCGTAGTGAAATTCACTGGCGCAGTGCCCACTGGCGCCCAGCCCCGAGAACACCCCCGTGCTGATCGCCAGTGAGACGCCGGATGACTGCAGAAGATATTGCGCCAGCAGCGCATACATTTCGTCCCGTCTGGCGGTGTGCAGCGAGCCGTCAGGGTTGATCGCACGGTCAGCCAGCAGCACGGTGAAGAAAAAACGCACGCGCAACCCGCCGTCGCTGTCGGCTTCACGTTCCAGGCTCACCACCGCACCGCGCGGGTCGCCGTCGTCGTCGAGCAAAAAACCACACGGCACACCGTGGTTCACCGCCGGATGATTGAGAGTGATATGGCAGTCGCTTCCAGGGCTGGGCATGGCTTTACCCTCCCGGCTGCCACTGCCGCGGCAAACGCCGGGCGCCCGTTCCCAGTGAGCCGTCCAGCCGTTCAACCGTGATGCCGCGCGGCAACCGCCGGGTTGGCACGGCATGGCTGGATGCCGCCGGAATCATGGCGCGCCCATCTCCGCGCGCAACGACGCCCTGCCGATTTGTTACAGGCTGCAATTCCGCCCGGCAGCCGCGGTGAAACCCCGGCAGCGCGTTGAGTTTCCACTCACCCACCGCGCCCACCTGTCCGTTCAGCCGCAGGCACAGCGGGTGAGCGTCACAACTGCGCCACACCAACTGTTCCCCGCCGGGCACTGATTTATGACCCTTCATGCTGTCCATGCTGTCCTCCTTTCTTAAACAGGCAGTTCCCAGCCGCGCCCCGGATAACCCGTGATCGGGCGGGGTGGGGGCGTTTGGCGGCGCAGGTCAGCAAGGCGCTGACGGTACTCGTTCAGGCGCTCGCGCCCCCAGCCCTCCAGCGCCTTGCGGTCACCGCCGCGCGCCGAGTAGGCTTCGATCACCCACGATGCGCGCATCACGGCGGCATATCCGGCTGCACCAAGCGCCACCAGGCTGGCGTGTCCATCCGGCACGCTGGTTGCGGGCGCATCCCGCAGCCCGGCGATGGTGTGCTCGCAGGTGTACTCCACCAGCACGCGCTCACCTGCCAGCGCCGGACGGCAGCCGCCCATCCGCTGCCAGCCCCCACCCAGGTGCAGCACGCGGTGATCATCCACCGTGAACTGGAAAAAGTCGCACAGCGGGTGGGGGTCGGGCTGGTGTTCGTCGTACGGGAAGATCACCTCAAACACGGTGATCAGTCCCTTCAAGGCTGCCAGGCTCACCTGCCGCCCGGCTGCCTCAAACGTCACCACTGCGGTTTTGATCTGCGGGCAACTGGTGGAGTAATCGATCAACGCCTGCACCAAACCCTCATCCAGCATATCGGGTGGAAAGCGCAGCGCCGGAGCATCGCCCAGCAGGGTGGTCATGCGCAGGCGGTATTCACTGATCCCGGTCATCGCACACCTGTGCCTTTTCTGCGGCTGCTGCGCCCGCCCGCCGCCTTTTTGGGCTGGTGAACCACAAAGGTCGTCATTGTTTCGGCTGAAACGCGCACCTTGCGGCCTTCGGCCGTGATCACGCGCACGTCGCCGTCATTCAACCAGCGCCAGCTCATGGGGGGCCCGCCCAGCAATTGCGCCAGTGTCTCATCCATATCCACTATTTTTTGCATGGTTTCCCTCCTCCGGTCGTGGTGGGGCATGAACCAGCGTCCACGCCCCACCTTTGATTTTTCACCTATTGCAGTGTTCCACCACCCCGCGCATCCTCAGTGAGACGGGCCCCGTCGGCCAGACGGGCCCCATCGTTACGATGGGCACGGTCCGTGAGACCCACGCCCAGAATATAAGCACTGAGCAGCGCCGCCAGTTCGGCTGCGGCGGCTTCGTCCAGCGCGAAATCCGGGCGGAAGGCGCGCAGCGTAATACATGCCATGCCGATCAGCGCAGCCCAGAATTTGCGCGACGCCAGCAGCCCGACGAGCGCCGAGCGCGCGTCCGGCACGCCTGGTGCGCCCTCCAGCGCCTCGCCCAGGATGAAGGCCGCCAGCAGCGCCGCCACCGGCGCCAGTTGATCGGCGCTCAGCGGAAAGCCCGGCAGCAGCACCTCAAGCAGCATCACCACCAGCCCAAACACGGCAGCCCAGAAGGCGCGCGAGAGCAGCAGCGCCCGCCATTTGTCAATTCCACCACTTCCATTGTTCGTGGTCATCGCTCACCTCCTGTCAGGCAACGTTGTTCTTGTGCAGCGGGCGGTAATCGTTAACCCACACCGAGATGAAATGACGCACCTTCAAGCGGTGCTCGTCGTGGGTGAACACCGCCGGGCTGAGGTTCTCACCGGCAATGAAGATCTCGGGCATCAAACCAAAACGCTCGCCCACATAAACCGCCGGGGCAATGCGCGGGTCGCACGCGGCAGCCCAGTTCTCGCCGTCGCTCCAATCCGGCACAGTGATCACGTCACCCGGCTGCCCGCGCTGCTGATTCTCGCTGAAGATGTTGGCGGCGTTTTCCATGCCGGGGTACAGGATCTTCATGGCCGTCAATTGCAGCTCGCGCGGAACTAGCAGATAACGCGGGTTGACCGCCATGCGCGGCCCCGCCCCGTACAACCCGCTGGCGTTCTTCACCAGCATGGGCTGGTTATAGACCGCCGTACCCACCGCGTCCCATTCGGCTGCTGAAAGCGCCGTGGTGCGCAGGTTGGCGTGCCCACCCGCGCCCGTGACCGCGCTGGCGTTAAACAACGCCCCACCGTCCGCCATCAGCGGACCAATGCCGTCGTTGCTGCTGAACACCGCCGCCACCAGTGCGCTGATCTTGCGCAGCCCTGCCGCTGCCAGTTCGCGCGGGTAGGCGCGCAACTTGCGGGTCTCGTCGCGGTCAATCAATTCAAGCGTGAGTGGGATGTAACCACCGTACTTGACAAAACTGGCCGTCTCCGGCGAATCGCCCACTTCGAGTTCGGTGTAGGCTTCACCTTCGGCCACCACCGGCAGGCTGCCCACCGTGCCCACCAGCGTGCCGGTGATCTGGTTGAGCGTGTTAAAGTGCTCAACGCACACCACCCTGCGCCACCAGTCGTAACCGGCGCGTCCCAGTTCGTCCCAGGTGTTGACCACAATTTTGTTGAGCGCGTTTTTCACCAGCCCGGTGAAATCGGCAGTGGTGGACAGACGCACCCGCCCGGGATAATACCCGCCGTGCAGGTCGTCGTCGCCGGTGAGCATCAGGTACAGTTCGCGGATGCCCGACAAACGCGCCGGTTGGGCGGCCTCCAACCCCTGGGTGCGCTGCACGCCAAACAGATCATCAACGGCAGCCTGCAACTGGTCCTCGCTGCTGAACATGGCATTGACCCGCCCGCCAGGCCCCTGCACGGTGGTGGGACCGCACAGGGCGCTCACCAGCTCGCGCGCATCAGCCACCGCCTGCTCCAGCTCGGCGCGCTGCACGCCCCGTCCGGCAAACTGAGCGCGCAGGCGTTCCGTCACCACCTGCGGCAGGCGGGCCTGCGCCAGGGTGGTCTCAAGGTCGGCGGGGGGTTCAACACATGTTTGTTGTTCGGCTGCCTGCAGACTGCGCTGCGCAACCGCTTCATCGGATGGGTTGGTTTTCAATTGTTCCTGCATGGTTTCCTCCATTTCGGTTGGGTCACTGATTTCGGTTTGCCGGTCGCTGCGGCTGACAAAACGCCCGCCGCGCGCCGGGTTGAGCACCAGGTCAACACTGGACACTTTCAAAATACGTTCAACGCATCGCCCATTGGCGGTGAAATACACGTCCGCCGAAAACCCCACCCGGCGGCCAGCCGGTCCGGCAGGGTTCTTCAATAGATCCAGCCCCAGGCGCAAAAGCAGGTTGGCGGCGGGACCAAACGGCTGCAGGGTCATGTGGATCGCCCGTGTGCTTTCATCCCAGCGCGGTGCGGCGCACACCCCGGCCAGGTCGTGCAGCGAAGCCCCGCGCGGGTGATGATCCAGGTAGCACGGAACACCGTCCCACAAGGCCAGCGATGCCCGCAGACATTCGGGGGTGAACTGCCAGCCGTTGCCTTCACCGGCATCAATGGCAACAATGTCAAAGCCTGGCCCCTTTTCACCGGCGGCATCACTGGCTGCTTCCAGCAGGCCGCGCGCCCTCAGTTGCGCCCTGTGTGTACATGCCTCATTCATTACGCCTCCTTTCCGGCGGCATTCACCGCCCTTTCGCGCTTATCCTCTGCGCGGGTTTGCGGGTCAGCCCGCCCGGTTGCCCGCGCCGCCGCAGGCACGCGCCCGGCGGTTTTGCCGCGCGCCAGCATGGCTTCAACATCCAACGCCTCACCGGCAAAGCGGTAGACCATGCGCAGCAGCTCGGCATCGTCGATCAACCCCTGCGAGCGCAGACCGGCAAACACGTTGTAGACGTTGGCCGCCGCCAGCCCCAGTGCGGCGTTGTCGCGCGCCGAGATGTCGCACCCGCTGACGCGCACCTCTGCCATGCGGTTGACGCGCCCATCCACCAACGCCCGCCGGTTGAGCGCCACGCGCAGCACATCCCCCACCAGCCACAGGAAAAAGGTCTGGCGCTGCTCGTAGTGACGGTAGGTGGGGCCCCCGGCAGCTTCCGCCGTGGTGCGGGTGGAGCTTTCCGGTTCAGCCAGAAAGTGCAGCGGAACGCCCGCCCCGGCTGCGATCATCTTCTTTAATGCCAGCCCGTCGGTGTTGGCGTCAGACGCCTCAAGGCGCGGCGCTATCACATCCCAGCTCTCACTCTCATCGGTGATCAGGATCGAGCCGGGCGTGGGCGGGTTGGCGTTCAGCAGGTTCTGACGCGCGGTGCGCTCAGCCTCGCTGGCAAAGCGGCTCCTCACCACATACAGAAAGGCGTTGCGGTAGCGGTTGAGCCGCGCGCGGTCCTCCAGCCAGGCAGCGTAACGCGCCATCCAGCGCAGCACGGGCGCCAGATCGCTCTCGCCCCACTGCGCCCCCACCGGCCGGTTGATGGCGTAATGCAGCATCACCGGCTGGAAACCCGCCCCGCAGGGGTGGTCGTTGTTCTCGTCATAAGCCGGGTAGGGGGCAGGGTCAGGCTCGTCCAGCGTGGCTTTGAGCGTGAACGACAGCGCCTGCTCAACATCATTGGCGCGGCTCTCAATGCGCTCAATCTGCGCCGCCGGGATGCTGCGCACGTAACTCATCCCGGCTGCGTCGGTGGAGACCAGCACAAACAGGTTGCCCGTACGGGTCAACTCGTCGCACCACTCGCTGACACGCACCGCCATGCGGTTCAGGCGGTGCTCCCAAAAGGCAGTGAGAAAGCGGGCGGATGCGGCGTGCTTGCAGGCAAAGGCAATGCCCCCGCCCACCACATACTGGCTGGTCAGTTCAACCACACGGCGCGCCAGCGGGTTCAAGCGCCAGGCTTCCAGGCTCTGGCGCAACACCTCGTCACGGTCCGGGGCATGGCGGTCACGCACACCGCCGCCATCCGCGCCGCCCCACCAGCCCGCAGCGGTGGGCAGGCTCTGGTCGGTCTCGATCTGTCCAAGCGCTGCCCGGCGGGGCGGGCGTGCAAACAACTGCTTCCAAAAGTTCATGGGACCTCCTTTCAAAATCGGGTTTCCATATCCATCAAAGGGTCGGCAGCCGGGATCAACGCCGGACCAGCGCCGCCTCCCAGCGGCAAACCGTCCAGGCAGCAGCACAACGCCGCAGAGATCAACACATCATCGTGCGCCGGCTGGCCGTTCAACGGGTCACGCATGCCGTCCGGAACGCCCCAGCGCAGGGTACGCGCAGGCCCCGGCAGTGTCTGATAACGGCACAGCGCCGCCTGGCGCATGAACAGCCTTTGCAGGTCATCCGGTGGGGCATGGTCCTTAAAGCGTCCGGCATCCACCAGGGCGAGAAA